TTACTAAGTTTCATTTGGAATATCCTCCTATAAATGAATTAAATTTTAGACTTCAATTTTAAACGAATCTCTTACCTCTTTCAACGTTTCCTTTAGTTTCTTACTGAATACCGATTTAACAGCATTTTTGGCATTATCCTTATCTGATAACAAATCATCATCCAATTCAATTATGTCATCGTCATTGTTTTTATCATTGTCAGGGGAGAGCAATGAATCATCCAATTCAATGTCATCATCGGATTTTGAATCATGTTTCTTATCACCATTAGAATTATCCAAATCATTATTACCTTTATTATCATCTAAATCATCATCAGAATCAACTGTTTTTTCACTAATCAATGATTTAATTTCTAATAAGCCTTCAAGCACTTTTTCAAGAGAAGCTTCAACTCCTGCTGAAATAGCACCAAGATGTTTTCCAAAAAGATCAGTCATTTTTTCCAGATGTTCCTCCAACACTTTTGAAATATCAACAATGTTATCGTCATCATCAATATCAACATCATTGTCATCACCAGGAACATCATCATTTGTTATGACCTTGACAGGCTCATCAAATTCAGGAAGCTCTTTATCCTCCTCCACTTCCTCAATCTCAAAATCTTTATTTTTGGAAGTGTATTTAAAATCGTAATAGATATGTTTGTATGTAGGTTCATTGTTTTCAGAGATCCATGATTTGATAGCTTCTGATTCCCATTCAGGATCAAAATAATAACCAACAATAATTGGATCTTCTGTGATAACTCCTTTTTCATCCATTTCAGAAATCATATTAGCATAAACAACCTGAATATCTTCATTATCCTCAATAGCTTTAACTTCAGGATTTACAAACTCGCCCATTTCACGAACAGGATAAAAAAGACCGTTTTCAGTTTCAGCAAACTTCTGAGAATATCCCAATTGCAAAAGATTTTGCAATTCAGCTTCACCATGTACAGAAACAGTAGCATTGGGATTAGCAGGAATGGTTACGGCTGAAATCTCAAGCAACTCTTGCTCAAGAAACTCAATTCCTCCCCACCACCGATCATCTTCATCTCGAAACTCAGTTTTGGTTCCTATAAAACCAACTGAGAAAGAAGTAAGAAAACCATTTTTATATTTGTTAAAAATTTTCATACTGGTTTCATCACTATCATCAAACTTAGGTTTAAACAAAAGTTTTTTGGTTGCTTTATCTACCCATGTTCTCAAAGACTTGGCTACAGGGATTCCCCAATAATCATGACTCCAGGGAATCATTGGATTCTTCTTAAAGTTTTTAAGATTCCATCCATCCTGACGAATAATGTCTTTATCTCGATCTTCATCTTCTGTTGAAGCTGTTGCGACAAAGGATTTAGCTCCCTCATCTAATTGTTCAATCTTTTCGATTGTAACGTCCATTGCCTTGACCGGATCACCATCTTTCATGATAGGCCGACCATCTTTTGCTAAAAGTGCATAAGCCATAATTTTTACTCCTTATCCATTAATTGATTTTTTGTTATGGTACAATCACATGAGAAATTTAAAACCTCATTAGGAAATCGAAGTTTCATATTCCCAATTTGAAAATGATCTTCAGAAGTATTATCTTTCAACTTTCCTTTATGACCACACTCATTACTATTAACAACCCACAACATCTTTTCTTTGCGTTCTCTGAAGATCAACCATTTGGCGTAATTAATACACGCTCTGGACAAGGAGTTTGTTATTTTAGATAATCGTGGATTGGAATTCATCTGATTTTTAAAATAAATTTTCCAATCTTCTTCATTCCATTTAGAGTTTTTAGTTAAAGTGTTTCTATACTCAATTACCACCTTATCCGAAATTGGAGCCATCCAATCTGTCAAATCAACATCTTTATAGATTGTTTTTTCTCCAAAGTAATCAAGCATATAATCCACCATACCAATTATCATATCTGAAAATATAATTTTAAGATTATTCTCAAGATCTTTTTCTTGCTTAATATCAACAGCTATGTTATCTTTAACAAAATCATTTATCGTATCTCTAATTTTATCACAGAGGAATTTAAAATGTACATTTCCTAAAGTATCAATAGATCGATCATCAGTAGGATTATCATCACGATCATCAGACCCATCAGGATTCACATGGGAATCAGGTTCATCATCCCTATCATCATCCTCTGGATCTGTTGAGGTTTCTTGTGCCAATATACCTGCATCAATAACCTCATCTATCCTATCTAAAGGAATCATGTCTTTTGGAATAAAGATACGATCTCCTCCATCAACTGCTGTAAATAAATGTGTCTTTTCTCTAAATTCATTAATTGTTAATGTAGGAAGGCCAACATGAATTCTTCCTTCTTGTACTTCAATTAGACGGTCTCTTGGAATTGGATTCAGATGTTTAAATTCAATATTCTCATTGAATGATACCATTATCTCTTTGGTAATTTCTTCATCCCAAAGATTTAAACGTGGTTGTATTGCTTCTCTATTAAAAGAAATATCACTTTGTACATCACCTGATCTACCACCTTCACCAAATCCCAATTTAGATTTAGGTACTCTATATGCAGCAAAAACCTTTTCCATTGACCACTTGGCAAGGTTTAAAAATTCAAAATCACGATTTGAATATTGTAAAGGAACTGGTTTTAATCCTGAATCTAATACAGCTACATCATGAAATGTTCCTTGATACTTTTCTTTCCATCGTTCTTTTAGTTCATCTGCTTTTGGTTGATCAATTTTTTCATCAGTAGTTAAAGCAAAATCAATTCGTGCTGAGTTTTTGAAAAAATCTCTTTCATAAACTTCTATATAAGAATCAATATCTTGAGCATACGCTTGTGATTGTACTGGAGAAGCACCAATGTAAGGATTAACTGGATGAACATAATTTAAAATAACCAATTGGCTTATATCAAAATCAATTATATTATTACCACTTTTAAAATGGTAACTTACAGTTGGATTCATTACATCATCAGAAACATCACACTTAATAAAATCATTCATATTCAAAGGCCAAAGCTCCCATACTTGACCTAATTGGTTTCTTGCCATATAGATAAAAGACATTCCACACATATCTAATTGCACTTGGCAAAATGATTTAATAAATCTAAAACTCATTAAATCATTAGGATTACGAAAAGGTTTCGTAAAAATCTGATACCCTTTATTTTTAGTGGTTAATTCTTCACCTGTATTTTTATTATAAAAGGAATAAGGTAAGGAGGAGATACGATCTGAAATTAAACTTACACAAGAGGAAACCCAAGATTTATATTCACCTAATTGTGTTTTAGGTTGAGTTTTTAAATTAACTAATCCTCCTGTCTGCTCTCTCCGTAGCATTGTGACTAATTCATTATATGACTTTTTTCCAAATGTAATCTCTACAGGGCCAATTTTCATTTTTTTCTCCTGCTGTGCTTGTTACCGTATTACGGCTTAACACATCAATAGATAGTAGGGCCACCACTTCCACGAAGTAGTTCTTTTGCTCCTTCTCTTGCAAACCAAGAAGCCATTACTACATCGGAAGTTTCAAAAAAAGGATGATGATTAAATTCTTGAAAGGCTTTATGCCAAGGATTACGTTCATCAATGTTTCCAACTCCAGGTTCATCTTCAAAACACCACATCCATTCTTGATTTTCAAATTCTTTATTAATAGATGGTAAACCTATAATTGGATCAGCTTTATTACGTCCGGTTAAAAATGGTTCTACTTTAATTCCATACCGTCTAAGTTTTTCATCACCTAACGATGAAATCAGCATGTCAATAATTGCTTCCTGTACTCCATTGTTTTCAGCTTTATACAGGTCACAACCATACTTCCTAAAGTATCTAATCATAAGAGGTATAAGATCTCCTGTACCTCTTAATAGATCAATTTCCATAGGAACTTTCATACCTGTTTTTTTATGAACTGCAAGAACCACTAATACCGTTCCTGGCCTTTGTAATCCAGCAAAGTCAATCCCTCCAATGAACAACCAATTGGACTGATCATCAATTATTGAAGAAGGCTTTACTCCGTAGTGACAACATCTTTTAAAATAAGGAAAAGATTTATCTGAATCAGTATAAGGAACTAAACGATAACCACGATCAAAATCTCTTGTGCCTAATTCCTGGTGTTTTTGTTCAAGATCTTG